CTGATTCAGGCTTGACCCACTAGGCAACGTGTTTCCAGTGAAAATGCAGTCTGACGTAGTCGCACCATCGTACCTAACATCAATGACTCCGGTCGATGCGTGAAGCAAAATACGAATGTTTACATTAAACCAGTTACCGCCCAATGTCGCATCTTGAATTGTAGCCGCTCCTGTGGCTTGTAGCGTACTAGCTCCTGTATAAATCTTCAGGTGCTTATCCGCTGACGCCCATCGGACACTACCTAACTCCGTTGCGCTTGTCCACCATGTAAGAATCCTACTGTCACCGTTGCTAGTTATCTTGGCCCAGATTGAAACGAAAATTTCCGTGTACGTTGTTGAGAACGTTTTACGAACCCACAAGGCTCCGACACCAGACGTTGCTATTCCAAAACTCCCCTCAAAACCGGCACCGTGAGAACCGGATGTCGTTACCTCCTCGTACAGATAGTTACCTACTCCCGCTTCACCCGCATCCGCGAAAATTAAAGCCACATCCGCCTCCTAAAGAACCCTCAACGGACTGTCGAAGTTCAACTGCAACTGGACTCGTTCTCCCGCTGTCGGAGAACCGGCCTGATCAATATCGAACGTAAACACATCGCCCTTCACAAATGACGGCACGTTAAACACAACACCTGTTGCCGAGGTAGATCCCGCTGTCAATGCGGGTCTATTACCTGCGTTAGCAAAAATACTGGTGCCATTTTTATTCACGTCGAGTATGACTGATTGGCCTGTGGGAGCTACCAACGCCTTGATGACCCAATCTTTGAAAGTACCATCATGATCTGCCGTAAATACCGCAACCTGTCCCGATCCCGCTACGGCGTCCCCGCTCTTGACCCACAAGAAGCCACTGGACTCTTTCAAAGTACTAGTGTCGATACTGACCGTTATTGTTCTCTCCGTGTCATCCACATCTAATCCAACACCGGATCCCGGAACCAACGTGTACGGAGTACCAGTACTAGGTCCTACAATAGGAGCGTTTTCTGCAACCGGAGCGCTTACACTACCAGTTCCATTCAAAACCTGACTCTGAACGTTAGACAACGTCGAAGAGTACAGATACTTATCGTCACCCGGACAAAAACTTAGTGACCGTCTAGCTCCTACTCTAACGTAGTACGTTTTCTCGTCCTCCAGCGGAACACCGAACAAATTTGAAACCATCAAATTTGTGTCTCTGGCAATCTTAGCCAAGTAAACACCCGAAGGCATCTCCCCTAGCAATACCGCGTCCTCCCAATTACCTGAGGCCGTGTCTAACGTGTCACTGAACGTAGACTCACTAATAAAAACAAAGAAATCATCTAACTCATACGTGACTTCGTTAGTCGGTATTACCTCCAGACCATACGCACCGGAACTAATCGACATTCCAGAGCCTTCACGACTAACAACAAGACCCGTAGAAAACCTAACAACATAGCGCCCAAACGGAGACGCGTTACCCTGAAAAGACCCATAAGTTCCCGGCCACCCCCTAGCTTGAATAAACGGCGGTGACGCAGTACGTCCAAGGGCATTGATATAAACCGCCTGTCCTCTCGCGTAAATCTGTACTCCAATCGACGGGTACGGAAAATAGTGTACGCCAACAGGAGGCAGTACCGTTCGTTCGGCGAGACAAAAATTGTACAACGTCAACTTTGCTCCAAAAAACGCTGACATACAATGGTACGCCAACGGTATAGATTCTGACAATTGTGAATCCTGAGGACACACAAACGTTGTGCTTCCCTCAGTAACTGGAATCTTTATCTGCTCAACCCACTTTGGAAGCACCTGACCTATGATCGAGACGTCATAATCGTAACCACGTTTCGGTGAACCCGGATCATCCGGATCCAAAGTCGGAATCCCTGTCCAGTACGGATCCGTTTGTCGTGACGGACCTAACGCGCCGGGAGCCAACGGGTCCCCATCAAAAGACGTAAACCCCGCACAATGCTCCGGATTCGTACCCATTATGAAATCAACCGATTCAATCTTTATTGTCGGATCCGTCGAAGTATTCTGAACTACCATCGATCCTGCATAAGACCCAATAAATGAACCCAAGTAACCTGCAAACCAGACACGGCATCCCTCTTTTCCCGTGCCATTTTGTAAAAGTGACGCCTCTAAAAACTCGCTCCAACCGTACAAGGTTCGAATAGTCGGAGTCGGTGGATCCTCCGTACAAGGACTTGGAGAGTTACCTACGTCCGCATCTGTGATCTTGACGAACCGTACTATCTGTGTATTTGACCATTCACTCTCTTCAGCCGGAATAAGTGGCGGACCAGTTACTTCGGACGTTCTACGCCACTTCGAACGAACGTACTTGACGTCACCAGCCGCTCCATGAACTGGAATATCGACGACACCCGCAGGCAGGACTACAGTAGCCGCATTACTAAAGTCCTCGGAGTTACTTATCTCAACTACTAAAGAGCGTACTTGTTGTGGCGGACATGACATTTATCAAACCCTTTCGTAACACCCAATATCGGGCGTCGATGCGTGTCGAGCCACTCCATCACGATCAACTGTAAGTCCCGCAATGGCTATCCCAGCGTTCAAGCACGGACTACCAGCCTGTAAGTGGAAGTCGATTGCCGCTGAATTTACGAACAACGGATTCTGTACGAACTCATTGTTCGTCTGCGTCAGCCCTGGCGATCCATCATTCTTGTAGTTACCACCACTGTTTCCATAACTAATGTTATTGCGTACCGTCCAGTTCTGTGGCGTTACCCCTATATGTAGCCCACCAACCGCACCATTTCCAAATATTGTGTTATACGCAATCAAACCGCGTAACGGGGATCTCCACAAAGACCCGATACCGCCTCTATTCGAGTAGACCAGATTATTGTGGCAAACCAAGTCGTCACCCACATCCAGTCCTATACCAAATGACGTGTAAGACGCCGGCATGTTCACGCCGTTTCGGTACACCTCGCAGAACCTAACTACGCATCTGTTGGGTCTATCAGAACCGCCGTAACCATTGTAAACTTGAACACCGACAGCCCAATTATCATGAACTATGCAATGATCCACCCAATTGTCGGAACCTGCGCAGTACACTCCGTGCGTGTGGTAACCGTTCTGGTACGCCCTACCCGCGATTCCATTGTGATGAATGTTGCAGTACAAAAACTCATGGTGGTGATCGCCAGTATGCGGTATCAAAATCCCTTGATGACTCGCTCGCATTATCTCGCAATGCGTGAACCGACAATGATGTGTCCCGTAACCCAACCAAACCGATTCGTTCACAACGTCAGCCGCGTCAATCTTCAACTGTTGAAAAATCAAGTACTGAATTCTTGACTGTCCCAGCCCGACGCTACGAATCGAAACAGGTTCGTTATTGTACGGTGCAATAATTATCGGCTGACTCCATGAATTACCCACAGGAATCGTGTAGAAGTTATTCGAGAACTGATGCGAGTATACGCCACCACGGTACAAAAGCGCGTCCCCGGCAAGTACCTTGCTCAAAGCCTTACCCAAAGTCAAAAATGGCCTATCAGGCGCGTCACCAGAATTGGTATCTGATCCCGTACCAGAGATGTACCACTTATTAGTACCTGTCGGATTCGATACCGGCGGAAGCACGACCACAACCGGCGGCACTGGCGGCACTACTGGCGGTGTAACTTCCGGCGGCGATGCCGGATTTACGGGATCGTTATTCGGAGGCGCCGTCGGCGTCGGTGGCGGTGCCGGCGTAAGAGCCGTATCCGGCGGTTCGCCACAAGTTACGCCAACAATTCCAGTACTGTAACTCTCGCTGATCAAGTATAAAACCGGCGGCGCTAACTCTTCCGGTTCGTTAATTCCAGGACCGCTACCCTGACTACCACCAGGAATACCAGGAACCACTTCAGGATCTGGATTGTCACCCGGCGACTGCAACGGATCCGAACCGTACATGGAAGCCGTAACCGTCGAACCACTCAATTCGACTTCCCAATTACTGTTTAACTTCTGACGCTTCCATCTGACATACTGCATACCACCGGGCAATTCAGGATGAATCACAGGCGAAACGTCACTGATCTCGACCGCTATGCCGATCAACGGTGCTACTAACGAAACGTCACGTGAATCCAACTGCTCCTGCTCCGTCTTACCACCCAACTCTTCCAAAAGTAACTGAGTTCCAAGACGGAGCACCTGCGATTTGTTGTACAAACCAATCGCATTCATCTGGGCCTGTTTTACGTGAGGCTTTTTATCATCCGGATGGCCCCCACTATACAAAAAACCTGACCGAATCTGTGCCGCTTCATCGTAAACCGTAATCGAGTTCTCTTGAAAATCTAACGCAATGTCCGAGTACAGAATCTTCAATTCGTTAAACCGCGGCTCACGTCTGGCCGAAACGAATGACCCTTGAATGATGTTCTCAAGATGCTCGAACGAAATCTGCGTCGACGGCGGGGTCGTAATAGTGTCTTTCCGAATCTTGAAAGAAACCTTACCGACGGTGTAAACCAAATCAATCGGAGCGCTCGCTAAAATATCACGCAAGTGCTCAATCGCTGGCTTGAGGTCCTTAACCACACCACGAAACTCGAACCGCTTTTCATTTGCACCACCGGTCAAACTCGGTACCAACGTTTCGCAGTAATTGACGCACTCAATAAAACGATCAATCTCGACAATGTTGTCTTTGAGAAAATCTGGATTGTAACTGTTGTGAATTCCCAACGCACGCAAAACAAAATTCAATGCCACGCAAGGCGGGCAATTCGTTGGAAAGTCACTAGCGTTGGAAAACGGGCCCGTCCACCACCAAATTCCAGTACCCCACAACCCCTGCTTGACTTCGACCAAAATCGAGTGCTGTTCATTCGGATTCTTAAACCCGACTTCATCTACGCGCCGCACGCTGACAAAGCACGTATGTGAACTCCGAAAAGCCGAATCAATATGCGTTCCAGTATTCTGGCCGATTGTACCGTACGCAATAATCGGAGCGTAACCGGGATGCATGGTCTGGCCATCCAACAGGACTTGACCAATCTCACGAATCTGACCCTCGCTGACAATACCAGCCGCGACGAAAAACTCCGACTCATCGCGGGTCTCAAAAATAGTAGCGGGAACGATCTGACGACCAACGCCGTAAACCAACGGAATGACTTCACTCTGAATACTCTTTATCGGGGTCGAAGTCGACGTGTACCCCTTACGAAACGCCCCCATAAAACCCGTGTCGTTCAACTTACCGGATACCGTCTGGGGCTTAGGAGTCACACCACCAAAATAATTGTGCATCCCATGCGCGATGCAACCATTGTCCGTATCTAGACCCTTATCGCAGGAATCCGGATCCCCACCACTACCATGCGCATCATAAGGACATTCGAAACCGTCGTTGAACTGCCACGGGCAAACCGTCGCACCCGACCGACGCGGCATAGACCGCTTTAATCCATGTAACCCACCCTCGCAATCGATAATGAACGTACCGTCATTACGATTCCACGTCCACGTCGAAATGTGTCCCTGCCACAAATTGAAAAACCCGTTACCACCAAACGGATTATTGGGACGGACGAAAAACCGTATCGAAGCACGCTCCAATGAAATTTCTTTCGCGTAGTCCGAGAAAATATGATCCGCGTCGTCCAGAACAAACCTAGCCGTATCTCCAGTCTCGATCTCCTGCGTGATCTCCCAATCCATTAACCTCGGAAAGTAGTAACCACTAATCGCAGTCGGACTCGACGGACCAAACGTTTGTGTAATATTGCAAAACCTATCTGATACACCCCACTGATAACTCGGCGGTGCGGCCGGCGATATCGTCGGCATCACACCCAGAAACGGAATGAAGTCCGTCGGAGCCGTCAAATCCGCTTTTGAGTACCAAGCAAGTACGTGAATCCCACCAGCCGTATCAGACGGGTACCTATCAGACTTGTACGTCCATCCACCATTCGTAACCAATGGCGTTAGAGAGGCATTGACTTCGATAATTTCCAACGTACCACTGAATAGATGGTGCCGAATCGCCTCATGCGTCAACTGGGTATCGGCAAAACGGCACGTGTACCTACCAATAGTTGAATTCCCAGTGTAATCCACGTCGCCACCGAGATACACGCACTCGTGCGGATCGTAGAAGTAAAACAAAGCCGCTGGATGCTTGTGCGCGTCGTAGAAATCGACCAGTGTCTGAAGTTCCGCAGCCGTGAGCGTTTCGTGCGAAAGTAACCAACTGTTATTGCCGAACGTCCGCCGAATCCGTTGTTCTTTTTTGAGACTGATCTTATGGACTACGTAATTGTTCCCAAGTCGGCGGGTAACGTCAAAATCAGGCAGGAGCGGATACACTCCGCTGACTGTTGGATCCTCAATCGGGATAATACCACCCAAACTATAGGTACTTGGCAAATCACTCCACCTCTATTAGAGAATAATCAATCACAAACCGAGCACCCATCTGCAGTACCTGCGGTATTACCGCGGTATCAAAACGCACTTTGTACCGACCCGTCGTAACCACTCCCGCTGGATCGTAAATAAAACCGTTACTTTGTAGGTCGTAAAAGTAGAATGCCTGACCCATACCAAACTTGTTCTTAACGAAATTCCAATGGGTCGCCAAAGCAGCTCTACTAATGTTCACCGAAAGATCCCATGCGTACCGTATCTCATCCTCATCCATATCACTTGACTCGTGACCGTCCGCGGAACGATTCAACCGCACTTCTTTTATCTCGCGTCGTACCCACTTAGGATAGATACCCGTACCCGAGCCGGTCTGTGGAAGTACCCCACTGACCGTCGACGGTTGTACTGGATTGTCCGTTTCGTACACAGGAACATTAGTACTCTGGCCGTTGAATTCCATACCCCACAAAAAGTCCACCGAAACCGTCGGACGCAAACGGGAACGAGGATCCATCGTCAAACCTAAACCGAAACTCACATGCTCGTGCGGGTACTCCCTAACGAACATCCCAAAACTTTGCCCAAAAATGACGTTCAGTAACGGAATCGACGCACTAAATGGACCTCCCGTCATAGCTAGACCAAAAGCCACGTGTTCGTGAACTCCGGTCTCATCTACGGTCTGCTCTAAACCCAACTCAAAATCAACTGTCTCCGTCGGCACCGCTTAACTCCTAAGCCGTATCTGCCCAACGAACAACACCGTCGTAACCTTGCGTCTCATCTTCAGCCAACGTGATCGCCACGATATCACGAACGTCGATAACCGTACCATCCGTTCCCTCAGGTGCGTCTGTAAGGAATAACGACTTCTGCTCATCCCAATCACCCGCGTCCGCCGTGAAATTAACCACAGCCGAAGTCACCTGCCAAAACCCACCCGTAAATAACGGCACCCATTCCGCGATATCCGTTTTTACCGGTATGCGTGCGTATCCGGTACCCGTTACCTCATTAATCGAAGCAAGTGAAACAGCTTCGGTCAGTGTAGCCCGATCATCCTGACTGAGACCCAAGTAATAGAACTGCGGGATCGTGCCCTCACCCACAACGGATGACGTTACCACTACCGTCGGTGAACTCCCACCCGTCAACGCATTCGTACTCATGTAAAGCAACGGAATTGGCTTCGCTGCAAGGTCGCCGATAAACTCCACCGTGTACGGACCGCCTGCAGATCCCGTGACCAAAACGTTTCCAGCACCAATCGCCGTCAACGTTTCCAGTGCCGCTTGAACTGTGGAATCCGCGGCATTGTACGCGATCGAAATCGTTTCAATCGTACCCACCGGATCGCCCGCACTTAACTTATATGACCCACCCGCTGGCGTACCTGTGATCGTAATCAACTGTTCACAATTTACCAATGCCAATGGAGCATGAAAGATAAGTTTCAAGATGTACTCTTGACCTTCGTTAACTGGTGAAAAACCCATAAGCCTTACCTCCGCAAATTAGATTCCAAAAAGAGCCTCTCGAAACTGTTTCCGTCCCTCATCTCGCCCCATTGCCACCGTAATGTCTTTGACCAGTTCACGCCGGGCGTTATTCGCGACACCTGCAACTGCCGTAGCCACTGCGCGACCCGTAGCGTGTGGATCCTTCGCACCATTAATGTAAATGACCGGAGCCACGGTCTGTTCAATGTGCTGACCACCGGCCGTAACTGTTCCGCCGCCACCAGCAGCGATTCCTAACGTTGAATTCATGACCCCACCCGATGACCCAACGTTACCCGTAAACCGGTCAACCGCACCAGGAATCACACCACTTATTCCGCCACCACCAACATTGGCACCACCCGTTATCGCACCGCCTAGGATGTTAGTACCAACCGCAGATCGAGAACCCGATATATTGATACGTTCGTTGTCAGCGACCTTACCTGTGCCAAACATAGACTGATATATCGGGAGCTTAGATGGGTCCTGGCCCGTCTGTGACGCGTAATTCAAAAGCATTTGCTGGACTGAATCCAACCGCAGCGTTTCAAACCGCTTCCCCTTCGCGTCCTTACCAAAGGCCGCCTCACCCATCTGCTTAATCTGCTTCAGTACTTTACCATCGTTGACCATGATCCCAAAATCGCGCTGGATTTCCTTGCCGAATACCGCCTCTTGAGACTTACCGCCAAAAACGCGTAACAGACCCGCGGTCAAAGCGCCGACTCCGGCACCCACGAGAGCCCCGCCAATCGGACCCAAAAAGAACGAAGCCGCGATTCCAGCCGCGGCACCGACGCCACCCGCAATCGCCGAACGCTTGTTCCCGATACTAAGAGCCTTACCAACTCCGAACCCACCAGCGAATCCAGCACCACCACCGATAACAGCCCCACCCAAACCAGTACCCGCAAAAGCCGCAAGTGGACTAGTTCCAGCCGCAGTACCTGCACCTGCTCCACCAGCCCCTGCCGCACCCGCTGCGGTGCCTCCACCTGCCGCTGAACCCGCCGTAAAAATAGAAGTCGGCAACGCAATCTCACCCGCAGCAGTGGCCGCACC